TTCTCAACTTTATCTGGAAGTTCTGAATCATACTCTGCGGAAATATCTGAGTCTACTATATTAATTCAAATTGGTGGATCTGCAGATATTAGAATTCAATTAGAATATTCAGTTGTTGGTATTGGATTAGTTAATATTAATGGAAATTCAATTACCAGAAAGATCTCTACTTATGAACAAGTTGGATCTGGAACTGCAACTTTATCCGGAGAGTTAATTTATCCAGATATTATATTCATCCCATCACCAGATGGATTGGGGACAATTAATATTATTGGTTCTTCAACAAATTCTCTAACCAAAGAATATAAAGACACATTTGGCACGTTATTTGGATTCTCTTCTGGATTTGAATCATTTACAAAATCAACTTACATCGGAGTCGGAACAATTTATATTCAAGAAATATCGAGTATATCTATTAACAATTCATTCCAAATTCCTAGAACTTATATTGTTATCATTTAATTCTGATAAATAACTCAGAAGAAATCATAATTTGAGTCGTATAGTACTATGACCAAACAGGTACAACTTAGAAGAGGGTCCACATCAGAACATTTAGTATTTACGGGGGCAGTAGGAGAATTAACGATTGATACTAATCTAGATGTAGCTGTTGTTCATGACGGATCTACACCTGGAGGTCATTATTTAGTGGGCGTTGCTGCCACTCAAAGTATTATTAATAAAGTATCTATTGGTATTGGTACTAGCGGCACATCAAATGAATTAGAAGTAATTGGAAACGCATATGTTGCAGGTGATATAGCAGCCAGATCTATTTTTATAAACTCTGAAGAACCTGTAGTTAGAACAGGAATCATAAGCGCTACTCCAAACAATATTATTACGGGTATTGCTACCAATAATATTCGTGTAGGTTATTTTGTTACAAATACAACTGTTTCCAGTGGTACAACTGTCATATCTATAGGTATAGGTAGCCTTACAGTAAGTAATTTGACATCTGATGCACAGATATCAACATCGGTTTATGTGGCTACACCCAATGGCAATCATCTAATTGATCCTTACGTTGGTATTAATACATCCATTTTGACAGTTGGTTATGCTGTTAGTGGACCTGGAGTTCTACCAAATACAACAATATCCGGTTTTAGTACGTTTCTTAATGGATCAGTATTTTTATCACAAAATACGGTTGGAACTGTTGGTGTAATAACTGCTTCTGGAACTGTTTCTGTTGCCGGAACTACTATTACAGGAATTACAACAACCAATTTGCAATCCGGATATTACGTTTTATATGATCCAAGTTTTGGAGCCCCAAACTATACACAAATTGTATCGATTGGAGTCGGACAAATTGGAGTTAGTACTACAATTACTGCAACGGGAACCAGGAATTTTGAGTTTGGTGTAATTGATACATATTATTTTTCTAATTTAGGTATATCTACAAGTTTTAGTTTTACTGACTCAATTTCAGGAAAAGCATTTATTGATATCATCGAAGCTCAAGAAGAATCCGTAGTTAGATTAAATGTAACTAATGAATCGAATACGGATATTGCAAGAGTAAATACCGGAATTATTACGACTGGTTTAGTAAATACCGCTTATATAACAAGTGGAATTATTACAAATACTGGATTGGGTACGGCTACAATTGATCAAGCATATATTAATGTTGGTATTGGTACTACTGTAGGAATTTCCAGTGCAAGATTAAATGAAGCGTATATCTCTTCAGGTATCGCAACGAATTTGATTGCTCAATATTTTAATGTAGATACATCTGTTGCAAGTACATCTTTCTTTAATGTTGGTATTGGTACTACTGTCGGAATTTCTAGTTTAAGATCTAATAATTTATATGTTGATGTTGGTATTGCAACTATAGTAGGAATAAAAACTGCAAGAATTGATAGTTTATTTGTAGATAGTGGTATTGCAACTAACTTTACAATTACAAATTTATCATCAACTGATTTATATGCAAATTCTGCCTATATTAATTCTGGTATAATAACTACCGCAGGTATCAATACAGTTAATATATCTTTAGCTAATATTGATGTAGGTATAGCTACTAGTTTTAATATAGGTACAAGTTCAATAAATTTAGCTTACATTACTTCTGGCGTATCATCGACATTTAATATTACCGATACTTATATTGCATCTGCAAATATTAATTCTGGTATTATTACTACCGCTAATATTAATACTTTATATTCATCCAATACATTCTTTGGGGTTGGTATTGGTACTACCGCAGCGATAAATGAGGCTAGAATTAGTACACTTTACGCAAATTCCGGAATATTAACCTCATCAAGAGCTGGATTTTCAACTATAAACACTGCGTTTATTAGTACTTCTTATACTAATACTGGATTTGCAACTTATTTTAATGTAACTGGAGTTGGTACTGTTCAGAGATTGGAATCCCTAGTTGGTTTCATAACTTATCTAAATGGATCCGATATTAATTATACTGGATTATCTACATTTGGTAATGTCACAATAGGTATTGGAAATACCGATTTAATTGTTTCGGGAGATGCTAGAATTACTGGTATTCTTTCAGTAGGATCAGGTACAGTCAAAATTGATGGAACTAGTTCATCAGTTTCTGGAATTAATAGTTTAAGAGTTGCTGCTGGATTTGTCACAAATATTTCCGGTACAAACCTAAACTATTCCGGAATTTCTACTTTAAATCAGGTTGGTGTTTCTACGTTATCTTTTGTCGGTATTAATACACTTTTAAATAATCAGGATAAAACTGTAAAAATTGAACTTTCAAACTCTGGAGTTGCAACTAACTACACACTGACTTTACCTGCAACACCAGGAAGTTCTGGACAAACCTTATCGTTATTAACAGATGGAACTTTAGGATTTACTACGGCTGGACTTTTTGAAAATAGATACTATGTATCAGCGGTAAATGGTGATGATACTTTTGATGGTAAAGCTCTTCCAGTAAAAACAGTTAAGAGAGCTTCTCAGTTAGCTTCTTTCGATAGTTTCATAATCCCTGGACAAAGATATCTAGATGCTGGAGATCTTCTTGAAGCTAATAAAGAATTTATTAAAGAAGAAGTTGTATCATACTTGGAGTTTAATTATGAAAACATTTCTACACAACTTCCAGATTATGATCCAGTAATTTGTAAGAGAGATGTTGGATATCTTGTAGATGCTCTTGTTTATGATATTAGATTTGGCGGAAATTCAAAGTCAATTGAAGCCGGATTTGCTTATTGGGATATTACTCAAAATCCAGATGTATCTTATGTTGCTGGTGAAGAAGAACAAGCTATTTTTGCATATGAATATATCAAGTTCATCGGACAATATGTTATTAATAATCAGTCCCCACCAACATTATACCAAACTACAGTATCCCAAACATTTGATTTTACTGTTTCTACAGGAGTAAAAGAAGATCCAGCAAATAGTAATACAAATTATTTCCATAGATCTAAAGATGCTAGAAATCTTATTGTAGGTAATAGACAAGAAATTATTGATAAGTCATTAGCTTCAGTAGCTCTTGCGGCAACCACTGGATTTTATTTCCCAGGAGAATCTGAGACTAACGAAAGATCAAGATATTATGATTCTTATAAGTTAATTCAAATCAATAAACAAGAAATTCTTGATAAGTCCATAGCATCTATTGCACTAGGATTTCCAACAGGATTTTATGTTCCTGGTAACGGAATTACTTCTACAACTAATGACTCAAGATATTATGATGCTTATAGACTAATTCAGATTAATAAAGACGAAATTGTTGCAACTGCATTAACTGCAATTAATGTTCAGTATCCAACTCTCTGGACTTCGGGTGTATCTTCATCCAAGTGTCAAAGAGATTTGGGATATTTTGTTGATGCTGTATCAACAGACTTGTTCACTGGTGGTAACAATTATGTAAGAGAATTTACTGGATTTTATTTTGTCGGAGTTGGAACTACAAGTTTAGCTGGAGAAGAACAACAAACAATATTTGGTTTCAGAGAAGCTGGAACTCAAATGAGAAGAGCGATTACAAATCTTCTCACGAATAAAAATCTTGGAATTTCTAGTGGACCTACGGAATATGGTGGCGGTGGCGGAAACGTAGGTGTTTCAAATACAACTGCTTGTACTGATGTTCAAAATAGCGTCGTTTCTCTTGTCGGTATCGTAACTGCTGCAATTGGAGCAGCAACAACAAGTGGATTACCTGCTGTTAATTATGGAGATTTTAATCTCAATGTGATTGGATTTGGTACAACTTCTGGAATTTGGAAGTGTGCAAGAGACACTGGATTCTTTATTGATGCGGTATCTACCGATGTATTCACTGGTGGTAATAACTATGTAAGATCTTTTACTGGATTCTATTTTACAAATGTTGGAGCTCCACTAGGAAATGGATTAGTTGGAGAAATTGCACAATCAAACTATGTTTTTGAAAGTGCAAGAGATTACATGAAGAAGGCCATTACAAATCAATTGAATGGTCGTGATTTAACTATTACAGCAGATCCTGTAACCGGATTTAACACATCACCAAGTTCTTGTTCCAATGTTCAATCAACAATTACATCACTCACTGGTATTGTTACTACGGCTATTGGTTCCGGAAGTACTACTGGTATTGGAACAACAACCAACTATGGTTATTTCTTAGTAAATTCTACCTTCAATGTCAGTGATTTTGTTGGTATTGGAACTACGAATGTTGTTGGGGGACGCAAGTGTGCTAGAGATCTAGGATACATTGTTGATGCTATTGCTCAGGACGTATCTTATGGTACAAACCAACACATAATTTATGCAACTAAGAAATATTTCAATGGTGCAGGAACAGCGCGAACAGATGGATTATTGGGTGAAGAAGCAATTTCAGCATATGCATTCCAAAGTGCAGGAAAATATGCAAAACAAGCCGTAACAAACTGGTTAAATTATCAAGATTTAACTATTCAAAATGATGTTGCAATTGGTAATACTAATAAGAACCCAAATGTATGTGCAAATACTAGATCTACTATTGATTCTCTTGTTGGAATTATTACAACTGCTGTATTGAGTGGAAGTTTATCTGGAATTGCAACAGTTAATCTTGGACTTACAGATTGTGCAGATGTAAGATCTGCTCTTGTAAATTATGTCGGTATTATTACAACAATTGTTGGATTTGGTACAACTGCTTCTCCAGAGAAAGTTCTTCCACAAACACAATCCAAACCTGTTTGTATTATTGTTGAGGCCGGAGAATATATTGAAGATAACCCAATTCTTCTTTATGATGACGTTGCAGTCATAGGTGACAACCTGAGAAATACTATTATAAGACCTCTGAACGCTGGTAAAGATCTCTTTAGAGTCAGAAACGGTGTGTATGTAACTGGTTTTGCAATGAAGGATTCAATTGATCAAGCTGGTATTCCATTGAGTACTTGGGACTATGCAGTTGCATTTGATGATCCAAATGATCCAACAACTTCAAGAGCGGGATATGCAACAAAACTAGATAAACCAATTATTTCAAGGTCTCCATACATCCAGAACTGTTCTATCTTATCTTTCTTGGGTGCAAATGGAATTCTGGTTGATGGTAATAAAGTACAAACTCCAAATATTCCTGTTGTCAGACAAGAAGCTGAAAAACCACTTGAAGGCGATCAACCTGAACAAGGCAAATCAATGGTTGCAGCTGCATTCACCATGGTTTCTTTTGGTGGTATTGGTTGGAGAACAATTAACGATGGATATGCACAGGTTGTATCCTGTTTCCAAATCTTCTGTAGATATGGTTCATTAACCCAGTCTGGTGGTTATCTATCCATTACAAACTCTGCAACTAACTTTGGATTATTTGCTCTCAGATCTACAGGATTTAGTCCAAATTCCTTTAGATTTGATAGAGGAAGAATTGCTGCTACAGGTACTTCCGGCGGATTAACTACGTTAAAAGTTGTTGGTCTTGGAAGATCTGATCAAGATTTATACGTTGCAAGATTCGTTAATAATGCAAATCAAGATCTAACTCAAAACTTCAAATCAGTTCCAATAACATCCGAGTTTGTTGGAACTGCAGTAACTGCAGGTGGATCCGTAAATATTTCAAATGACACTATTAATATCACATCACATCCATTTAGTAATGGTGATAGCATAGTTTATTTTGGAGATGAAGGAGTTATACCTAGTAGAATTATTGGTGGATTAGTTAATGGAAACCAATATTATGTTCTTTATAATGATTCCAATTCATTCAGATTGACAGAAGATGATGGATTAACTAGAATTGTTGATTTGACTTCCGTATCTACCGGTATTCATACCTTCCAGAAAAATAGTTTTGAGTTTTTTGCATTCTCAGTTCTTGATAGACACAATTCCTACCAAAGATTAACTCTTGCTGGAGTTGGAAGTACTGCTAACTTTGTTTCTGGTAGAGAAATTACTCAGACGGTTGTTGGTGGAACAGCAGTTGGTATTGCATACACATATAATCAAACTTCTAGAGAGTTAATTGTTTCAGTTGAACTTTCCGAGGGTGTTAGAAGAAACTTTGCAATTTCTAATGGAACTACAATTCTCAATATAACAGATCATAGCGGAACTCCAATAGGTGTTGCAGTAACTGTTGTTGCAGGATTGACAACTTATTGGTCAACTAATACTAAGATTGATTCTACTTTAACTGGTCAAAGTATTCAGGGTGTACAAAATTTAGCAGAAACTTATAAATTACATTGGCATAGACCATCGATTATTAACTCATCTGGTCATACTTGGGAATATTCCGGATCTGGTATTGATTATAATGCTTTACCACAAAATGGCGGTAAGACTGATACCAGAACTGAACAAGTTTCTGAACGTGGTGGAAGAGTATTCTCATCCGGTACCAACGAACTTGGTGACTTTAAGATTGGAGACTTTATTACTGCATTCAACAGAACGGGTAATATTATCTTCAATAATACCGTAACAATCGGTACTCTTGATTCTCTTAGATTATCACTTTCTGGTGGTGTTTCTATTGAAGAATTCTCCGTGGATTCTGGACTTGGTGATAATGAACTTGGTGGACCATTGAATAAGAGGGTTCCAACTCAACTTGCAACAAGATCATTCCTTAATAGTAGACTTGGTGGATTTATTGATAAATCTGTATCCACTAATGCTGTTCCTAATGCTATTGTTCAATTAAATGCCATTGGACAGATTAATGCTGACCTAATTCCACCTAAAGTTTCCAATTTTTATAGAACACCTTATAATTATGGCAGATTGCAATTACATAACCAAATTCCCGCTTTAGGTCTACTAAACGGTGATACTGTTATTGAACCAACATCTCCATATGTTCTTACAAGTGATACTTATTCTCAATATATCATTCTCAATAACAGTACTGTTTACAACTTCCTAAATGGAGACATTATAGTTAGTGTTCTCAATCAAGGTGAAGTAACTGGTATTGTTACTCGTCCTCCATATATCGGAGTTAATACAAATACAGGAATTACTACTGACGCAGGGTTGAGTTTCTCTCAAGTCGGTTATGGAACTACTGGACTTGTAAGAGGTGTAGCACTAACATTGAAATCTCTCAGTGGAGGAAGTGGATATTCTCAAGCGGGAATTTATACTGGTGTAAGATTTGATACTGCTAGTGGTATTGGTACTGGAATAACAGGTACAATTACAGTTAGTGCTGCAGGTACAGTTCAATCTGTTGCAATTAACACTGGCGGTCGTTATTTTGCAGTCAATGACTTACTAACTCTAAATGATCCTACTCCAATTGGTGGTAGAAGTGGCGGATCTAATTTTACAATTCAAATTGCCAGTGTAGAAACTAGATTATATATTAATCTTCTTAATAATGCTAAATTTACACCAACGGCCGCCCTTCCAGATTATATTGCAGATAGAAATGCTGTTGCAATTTCAACCAATGTAGGAACTACTACAAGTTTCTCATTCACTGGAACAGGAATTGATGTTGGTGGAAACGTTGATTTTGTTAATGATAGAATCACCACAGCATTCTTACCCTTTGAGAATGGCGATCCAGTAAAATATACCACTAGTGGAACCCCCGTTACTCCTTTGGTTGCCAATGAAGTTTATTATGTCAAAAAAGTTGGAATAAGTTCATACACACTTCATTTAAATTATGCACTTGCAACTCCTATCGATCTTACTGCTTCTGGTACTGGAACACAGACATTAACAAGAGTTGCGTTTTCAACAGAAACTAATCAAGTTTCAGTTGCAAACCACGGATTTACTCAAGGTGATCCGATCCAAGTTAATGCAGCTGCAGGTGTTGGAACTTTACCATCGGGTATTTCTACAGGATTCTACTACTTTGTTGGTTCTGTAACAACAAACTCATTTACTTTACACCAAAGTAGATCAAGCGCTCTCGTTTCCATTAATGGATTAATATTGGATGAAGTATCATTAAATACAAGTGGAAGTGGTATAGTCTCATTTACGAAACAAAATGTATCTTTGACTTCCGTTGTTAATACTTCTGGACAATTATCTTCAAATTGGTCTGCAGTTGGTGGTGGTGATATTGACGCTTCTAATATTATTACTGGTGTCATCAATACTACTAGACTTGCTGGTAGTGGTAGTGCAAATAACCAAACGTTCTTAAGAGGAGACTCTGCTTGGGCAAAGGCCGTTTCTTCTGTAGGATTTGGTACAACTCAACCAGTACAAGTTAGTGCAACTTCTTCAGATTTAGCTCCAGGTGGTGTCGGAGTTAATACCTACTATGGTAATATTGAAATTAAACTCAATAGAGCTCTACCAACTATTGATACGTACTCAACAATTGGTGTTGCGCAATTCAAAACATCAACATTTAATGTTGGATCTGATGGTCAAATTCAAATCAAGACATCATCTTCTGGTGGTGATGTTGATGCTGCTACTCTTGGAGGTAATAGCTCTTCATATCACCTAGACGTAGCTAATCATCAAGGTACTGTTTCAATTGCAAGAGGTGGTACTGGATTAACTGGATTGCCACCAAGCGGAGCATTATTATTAGGTAATGGAACAGCGTATACTCTTACTACTACTCCAACATTTACTGGTACTATAACAACTAGAGATATTGCAGTCCAAACAGGTTATGATATTTCCTTTACTACAGGAACTTGGACAGGTGAAAAAGCTGGAAAGATCCAATTCTCTAGTAATAATCTTTACTTACAGTTCACTACTAGTTTAATTGGTAGAAACTCCAGTGGAACAGATGTATTTACTTTGACTAATGGTGGTAACGTAACATTTACTGGATCACTTCAAGGTACTAGATTTACATCCACAGTTACAACTGGAACTGCTCCATTTACTGTATCTTCCACAACTGAGGTTGCAAATCTAAATGCTGCTCTACTAAATGGTTTTGCATCTGATACTTCAAACACTGCAAATGCAATTGTAAGAAGAGATGCAAGTAATCAAATTTTTGTAGGAAGACTTGAACTTTCTTCTGCAGGTTCAACTTCTGCCGCGCAATTGACATTTAGTGGAACTACAAACAATTGGATTACTTTTGGTACAAATGGTGTTGCTGCTCCAGCATTTACTACAAGAAGTACTGGTACTAAAATTGTTTATTATACTGCTCTGAGCGCGTCTGCAGCGGATTATGCATCGGGCATTGAGGGATCTACATTATGGCATTCAGTTCCAACGACTTCTGAACAATTCAGATGGTATGGTGGAACAACTCTTGCTGCAACTCTCACAGGAGCGGGTGCATTAACTCTTGTTGGCGCTCTTTCCGCAACTACTTTAACATCTACAGTTACAACTGGAACTGCTCCATTTACGGTATCTTCTACAACGAAGGTTACTAACCTAAACGCTGATTTACTTGATGGACTTAATTCCGCAACAACAGCAACAGGAGACACCATTGTTGCTAGAGATGCTTCCGGTAATATTACTGGTGCGAGAGTTGATGCAACAACTCATAGAGCAACTACATTTGATGTTACTGCGGATACAAACAATAGATTACAACAAGGTCTATTAGCATTAAGAAGTACATCACCAACGATTTATCTACGTGATACGGATCATAACGTATCAATGATCCACTGTAACTCTAATATTTTCTACATTCTTCGTGGAGCAAATGATACTGAAACGTGGACACAAGTAAATAGTGTATGGCCTTTAGAGATTAATCTCACCAATAATAATGCAACATTTGGTGGAACAGTAACTGCTTCATCCGACGTAAGATTTAAGAAAAATATTGAAACCATTCAAGATGCACTTAATAAAATTTTAAACATGCGTGGAGTAACTTTCGAAAGACTTCAAACTCCAGGAACTGAAATTGGTGTAATCGCACAAGAAGTTGAGGAAATCGTACCAGAGGTTGTTACAACCGATTCAAATGGCCATAAGTCCGTTGCATATGCAAATATCACTGCATTACTAATTGAAGCAGTTAAGACACAACAGGTTCAAATCAACGAACTTCGTGAAGAGATTAAAAAACTAAAGGGGGAGTGAAAACTTAACCCATAAATTATAAATACCTCTAGGAAACTAGGGGTATTTTTTATGGCGCAACCATCTAGTAGAGCGGAGTTGAAAGACTATTGCCTCAAACAATTAGGAAAACCAGTTTTAGAAATAAATGTAGATGATGACCAAATTGATAATTTAATTGATGATGCAATTCAATATTACCATGAACGTCATTTTGATGGTATCGATCGTGTATTTTTAAAACATAAACTTACTCCTGCAACTAAAACAACTTTATCCCAACCCGGACCTGTAGGTTCTGCAACCACTTCGGGTAGTGTCGTTGGAGTTGGATTAACTTCTCTTACTTATGTTGAAGGAGTAAATTATTTACCTCTTCCAGATAGTATTATTGGCGTAAATAATATCCTTAAAATTAATTCTAGCACAGTTTCTGATGGTCTGTTTAATATTAAATATCAGTTATTTTTGAATGATGTTTATTATTATGGTGCATTGGATCTTCTTAACTATGCAATGGTTAAAAGGTATCTTGAAGATTTAGATTTTCTTTTAAATCCTCATGCACAAATTAGATTCAATAAGAAGAATCATAAATTATATCTTGATATTGATTGGTCTCAGGTTGGGGAAAATGAGTATGTAATTATTGATTGTTACCGAATCGTTGATCCTTCAGACGCACCAAAACTTTATAATGATTGGTGGTTAAAAAAATATCTAACATCCCTCATAAAAAAACAATGGGGGCAAAATATGATAAAGTTTCAGGGTGTTCAACTTCCCGGTGGTGTTCAACTTAATGGTAGACAAATTTATGATGACGGTGTTGCAGAAATTGAAAAACTTGAACAACAACTCAAAGATGAATATGAATTACCACCACTAGATCTCATAGGTTAATATGTCACCACTCAACTCTTATTTTTTACAAGGATCTCCGAGTGAGCAAAGACTTATTCAAGATCTAATCAATGAACAACTTAAAATGTATGGACAAGATGTTCTATACATGCCCAGAAAAATTGTTGGTGAAAATACAGTCATCAAAGAAATTACTGCTTCAAAATTTGATGATAGTTATAGAATTGAGGCTTACTTAATGAACTTTGATGGTTTTTCTGGTAATGGAGATTTGTTATTAAAATTTGGTGTTAGAAGTAATGATGAAATAAATCTTGTTATCTCAAAGGAGAGGTATGATGATTTCATATCCCCTTTGTTGAAATTATGGCCGGAAAATGAAAGGAAACTTGCATATAGACCTCAAGAAGGGGATTTAATTTGGTTTCCTTTAGATGAATCGTTATTTGAAATTAAATATGTTGAACATAAAAGACCGTTTTATCAACTCAATAATCTTTATGTTTATGAATTGAGGTGTGAAAGGTTTGAATATGAAGATGAGATTATTGATGTTCCGGAAGTTGATCCAACAGGAATTGAAGTTAATGAATCCGTAAAAGATTTGGGGAACATTTACACTATTCAAATGGTTGGTGCTGCAGCAACTATTGCAACTGCTACAGTTGGATTTGCTACAACAACTCCAGGTTCCAAATCAGTCCAATATATTGATTTGATTAATGATGGATTTGGTTATATTTCAACTCCTACAGTTACAATATCAAAACCACCTGTTGGGGGAATGACTGCAACAGCTGTTGCAATTATGACTAGTAGATCCTCAAATCAAAGACTATCTATTGATAGAATATTGATTACCAATCCTGGATTTGGATATACGGAACCGCCTAGTGTAACTATTTCTGGTGGTAGTGGATCTGGTGGAATTGCAACAGCAATTATAAATACTGGAGTTTTGGGAATAATTGGCATATCTTCCGGTGGAGTTGGATATACAACTGTTCCACAAGTAACTATAGATAGAATTTTTATACCAACAAGTTCTGGAGTTTCTTCGAATATTAATAATGCACAGGCAGAATCGGTATTAAACACAAATGGAGTAGTAGTTGCAGTTCGATATTCTAATGCTGGCGCTGGTTATACATTTATGCCGTCAGTAACTTTCACAGATCCTACATCAACTACATTTGGTGATTACGATTATAATGAAATTGTTACCGGAACTAAAACCGGAACAACTGCGTATGTTAAGAGTTGGGATTATCTTAATAGAGTTCTTAAAGTTGCAATCGTTGATGGAAATTTTGCATTAGGTGAGTCTATTGTTGGAATAGGTGCAAGTTATAAAGTTTCATCTATAAGAAGTAATGAATTTTTAGATGCATATGCATCAAATATTGAAATAGAACAAGCTGCAGATTCTATTGTAGATTTTAGTCAACGCAATCCTTTTGGTGAATACTAAATAATTAATACTCTACTCAAACTTGTTATGATCTCAAATTATTTTTACCACGAAATATTGAGAAAGACTATTGTGTCTTTTGGAACTCTTTTTAATGACATTAAGATCAAACACAAAGATAATGCTGGAGATGATTTTAGTATCATTACAGTTCCGATTGCATATGGACCTGTTCAAAAGTTTTTAGCGAGAATCGAACAAGTTCCTGACCTAAAAAAGAGGGCTGCTATTACTTTACCGAGAATGTCATTTGAAATGACAGGAATTTCTTATGATTCAAGTAGAAAGTCCTCTACGATGCAAACTTTTAGGGCAGTAGATCAAGAAAGTGGACAAATGTCTAGGAATTTTTTACCAGTTCCTTACAATGTCAATATAAGACTTTCAATTATGTCAAAGTTGAACGAAGATGCTTTACAAATTGTAGAACAAATTTTACCCTATTTTCAACCTCATTTTAATTTAACTATTGATTTGGTTTCGAGTATTGGAGAAAAAAGAGATATTCCAATGATTTTGGAAAATATTACAATGGATGATCAATATGAAGGAGATTATACAACTAGAAGAATTTTAATTTATAGTTTAGATTTTACTGCAAAGACATATCTATTTGGACCAACTGCTATCGGAAATGATGCATTAATTAAACAAGTTCAAGTTGATTATTATACCAACACAAATAAAGTTAATGCTTCTAGACAACTCAGATATATTGCAGAACCTAGAGCTTTGAAAGACTATAATAATGATTCTACAACAACAATTTCTGCAGATATATCAGAAGAAATTACAGAATTCAATGTATCTGATGCAACTTCATTAATTGAAAAATCATATATTATGATTGGAGAAGAATCGATGTATATTCGTAAAATTACTGGGAATACTTTATTAGTAAATAGAGGTCAAGATGAAACAACCATTTCTACCCATTCTGAAGGTGATTCGGTCAATGTAATTAATTTTACAGATGATGAATTAATAGATCTCGATGATGATTTTGGATTTAGTGAAAATCGTTATGATTTTAACGATGGTAAAATTTATAGTACAATTAAGGGAACAGATCTATGAGTTTTGAAGACATTGATAAAGCTTTAGATATTGAGACTACTCCAATTAAATCGGAAATTGTTAAGTCGGAACAAGTTACCATCAATAAAGTTAACGACTCATCTGAACAACTCCAAAAAGATTATGAGTATTCTAGAGGTCAACTTTATTCTATTATAGAAAAGGGCCAAGAGGCAATTAATGGCATCCTAGAACTTGCACAAGAATCTGATTCTCCAAGAGCGTATGAGGTTGCTGGACAACTGATTAAAAATGTCGGAGATGTTACAGACAAACTCCTGGATCTTCAAAAGAAAATGAAAGATATTAATCAGGAACAGAAAGGATCTGCACCAACTAATGTCACCAATAATGCAGTATTCTTGGGATCTACCGCAGAACTTCAAAAGTTTTTAAAGAGTTCCATGAATCCAGATCTATCTAAATAAACATAGGAAACTTATAAAAATAAATGGATAAACTCACCTTTAAAGAGTGGTCTATTATTGCAGACCTAGAAACAATCGCACCTCTTGGGGAGGATTTTGAGTTTTCCATGGCTCGTGGAGAACTTAAAACTGCACAGGCTGCAATCACCAGATTGATGACTAAACTTAAAG